CAAGACTTCTACAACTGCATCTACGAGTGCGTTGAATGTCTCCACTGCCTGAGAGAGAATCTGCGGGATCATGTCGGCAAGTGTTTCGATGATCGCTGGAAGTATCTCAACTAAGACGTCCACAACCGCAGGGATTATCTCGATGAGTGCGTCAAGTATTTTCTGACGTATCTCAACAAAGCTTTCAAGCATCTTGCCCAAGCCATCGCCTGTAAAGAACTCTTTGATTGAGTCCATTATGCCGCTGAAAAAGTCCTCCATTGTAAAGGAACCCTCACGCACTTCAGCACCAAAGTCCATGAATCTGCTTGTAAGAGTCTCAATACCTGGACGAATCTTCTCGTTTAGAAATTCGCTAAACACCGGCAGGAAGTTGTTCACGATCGGCGCAAGTGCCCCAGCCATGTTTCCTAGTGCCGGAGTAAGCACCGAACCTAGTTCAAGACCAACATCCTTTAGTGACGATCCGAGTAGCGCAAACTGCGCGGTCGGAGTCATTAGTTGCTTGCCGGCTACTTCCTCCGTAAACCCTGCTGCGTCACGAAGGGCAGTTTCGTATTCACGAAGCTTGTCACCCTGGCCAGTCATCAAAAGAACACCAGCACGAGCTTGCTTGCTAAATCCAAGTGCTCCAAGTTCGGCTAGCTTTTGTTCCTCGCTCATGCCCTCGAACGCAACACCTAAATCGTCTGCGATGTCGGCAAAGTTTTTCATGTTGCCTTCAGCGTCAAAGACTGAGATGCCTAGTTTCTCAAATGCCTCTGGAGCTTTTTGTGCGCGGTCGGTTAGACCGAAGATTGTGTTAGTTAGCTGAGTACCTGCCAGCTCACCCTTGACACCTTGATCAGCGAATAGGGCAAGTGCAGCAGCGCCTTCCTCGACATCCTTGCCTACTGTCTTGAGTGCAGTACCAGCTTTAGTCGTGAAGGCTGTAGCAAGTTGCTCTACCGAAGTGTTGGCCAGAGTGTTAGCACGAACGAATACGTCGGTAACTCTGGTGAGGTTCTCGAGGTTTTCTTGTGCGTCCGCTGAGGTAAGTCCGAGGGCAGATTGCGCATCAGTTGCCAGGTCAGTCGCCGTAGCCATGTCGAACATGCCGGCTTGAGCAAACTTAGCGACCTGTGGCATCGCGGCAATCGAAGCCTCGGCATCAAGACCGGCGCTCGCTAGGAAGAAGAATGATTCGGCAGCTTGATCCGCACTGAAGGTTGTGCTCTTTGCTACTTCTCGCGCAGCGTCGCTCATGTCTGTACGCATCGCGTCTGATACGTCGCCCATGATTGCGACAGACTGGTTTAGAGCTTCGTCAAACTTTGCGAATTCTCTTACCGATAAAGCTGCGCCTGCTCCAAGTGCTGCCGCTGCACCTGCGGCTATGCCTCCGGCTACCTTGCCGAACTTGCCAAGTGCACTCTCGGCATCCTTGATTCCGCCGTCATAGAACTTAGATACGAGAGGAAGATTGATTGCTGGTTTGGCCATTAGAGTTCCTTCTCGAACTTAGCGAATGTAGATTCGACAACTCTCCTGGCGACCGTGACTGCTTCAGGTCGTAGAGTGCGGAAGCGGTTATAGGCGAAACGACCACCCTTACCAATCATGCCCCTGCGTTGGTTTAGCACGTCGATCATGCGACTGCCTCGAGATGTTGAGCCGCGTGAACGCGAACCGGCCAGCTCACCGATAAAGACTCCGCGATTAGACTTTGGTACGACGCGGATGCTGATTAGATAGTTTCCGCCATAACGCGACTTACCAGGTGTGAATGAAACCTTGCCATCTACCCTGCTCCAGCTTGTAGGGCTGTTTCCTTCCATTCCGCTCATAGGTGCAACGGAAGGAACTGCCTCGGCTGTTTGCTTTGCAAGACTGGACAATTGTGAGCGCAAGTCTTGACGCAGAGTCTTAGTGACTGTCGGTTCAATTGTTTTGACTACGCGAAGGACGTTGCGGATTTCTCTTGCGTCTACCTGCGGGATAATCATTGCGCTCCTTCGGCTTCTAGTTTACCGCCGACGACGTGCGTTGCTTTCCCGCAGAGCCTTATGTTCGAGATACTTCTGCATGGTCCAGAGCATTCGAGGCTCTAGGTTCTGTAAGTCGATAGGACTGACTCCAGTCTCACAACTAATCCAGGCGATTATCCAATGCAGGGAATCATCGCCTAGCCCAGTTATTTTTTTGGAGTCGCTGCCTCTACGCCATCAACCGACTCAAGCCACTTCTCAAACTCAGCGGTCGTAGCACCGGTGCGCTTCTCAACGTGCCAGGCTAGGTAGAACAAATGCGTTAGGCGAATGCTCTCCTGTAGCTTGGCGATGCTGAGGTCAAAGTGCGCCTCGAATGCCACGATGTCCGCTGGGTTTGCAGAAACCTCTTTGGTCGTGCCGTCGCTATAAGTAACTTGTAGGTTCAGATTCATTTGTATTCCTTATGCAGTTGCGCGAGTTACTGAGCCACTTGTAGGCCAGCTAACGGAAAGCGTGGCTAGATCGCCTACGCTGCTCGCAAATGGCTGGTACTGAGTGACTAGGCAGGTAGCGGTGTAGCTAGGGTTAGTTGCGCCTACCGAGGTGCTGGTTGGCTTGACTACGACGGTTGCCTGAGTTCCCAGCAGTGGGAATAGGGTTGCGTCTACCGAAGCAGCTCCGAAGTCCTGGTGGAAGTCCAGAGTAACTGAACCGTCCTTCAGGCCACCGATGCGAGTCCTAAAGCCGGAACCGAATGCGGTTGTGTCTTGCTCCTCGGCTGTGATGTCGAGGGTAACTGCGGCCAAACTTGAGCTAAAGTCTGACCCGTTGATCGTGATGCTGTAGTCAGTTGCTACGAACTTGGCCACGAGTTTCTCCTTATGTTGTGTAAACGGTCACGGCCCAATCAGCCGTGAGGTAACTTGCCTCTCCCAATAATACCGCACCTACGTTGGATAGGTCCGTTACTCGAAGGTCGTCTACGACTCCGGCAAGTGTTCTGTCAGACTCGATTGCTTCCTTCACGGATGAGGCTCCACTGGTCGAACCGTAAGCGTCCAGACGGCGTTGAGCTTCACGCTCTGCCACCCTGCCTAAGATAACGGACACAATGAAGTTGTATGTTGTTAGCCCTCCACCGAAGGCCGTGTCATAGGACACGTTACCCATCTGCACTATGGCGATTGGTGGTGAAGGATTATCTGGTATTTCAGCCGAAGTTCTTAGCCCGCTAATGGTTGCGAGGTTGGTTGCGATGCCATCTCGAATCTGGGTAATGGTTGGCATTAGGCAGCACTTACCTTCTTGAACGGCATAATCAGCGCGTCTACGTCTGGATCAATCTTGCCTACTCGGATTGCGCCTAAGTCTCCAAAGCCTGCAACACCCAGCGGTGAGTCGTAACGCTTGAACTGCCTCATCGCGAGCAGGATGGTTGCCTGCTTGATTGCGACCGGCACGCTAGTCCATCCCCACGTTCCCGTAACCTGCACGGTTGCTTCGTTGCTGTTCGTGCTTGTCACGGTCCAGATTGGCCATAGGTAGTCACCGATTGCCTTGATGTCTGTAAATGGTGAGTAGCCTCCCCCGACTTTGCCGTTTAGAGGATGTAGTTCATAGTCGGTTGTCTCCCAGGTAACGTCGAAGTTGCCATCGGCAGCCGAGGAAGTCTTGATACTTGTCACGGTTGCGAGGTCGTCAATCTCAACCAAGTAGGGATCAGTCGGAATAAATACCCGCGATGCGCTGCCGGCGTTGTAGAAAATTCTGTCGCAAACTCCGTCAATCTGTCGGCTTGCACCCTCGACGCTGAGTTCTAGTAGCGCATCATCGACCGAGTCTGTAATCCTGAGTGCCGCCTTGATTTCGCTTAGCGTGCAATAGCCATTGTTAATCGCCACAATAATCCTCCGACTTCTAGTCTACCGCTAACTCTGAAAGCATTTCCTGAATCGATGGAGCCTGCGAGTAACCTGCCTTGAACCAGAGCAAGTCGTTTAGATAAGGCCTTACCGTGCTCAAGGTTCTATCTACGATGCCGGTGATTTCGGGAACGATGTTTAGGTCGTCTCTCTTAGTTCGCCTGGCTATCATCTGAATAAGCTCATGCTTTGTCACGGCATCTCTAGGGACTAGGTGTTGCATCCCTGCGAAGTAGAGGTCGTTGTCAATAACCGCTCGCACGATCGAGGCAAACGCGTCAGTCGTTAGTCCGTTCCAGCGGTGTCGAACGTAGCCGTGAAGTGTTGCGCCTTCGGGTTGAGTTCTTACCCACTCAAATAGCGAACGCTTAGAGGTCAGCTCGGGACCGATGATTGAGCAGCGCAAGTTCATAATGCTAGGCAGCTCTCCGAGTATCTTGCTGCGCCCATAACCATCGTGAGCGTTCCTAAGTGATTGTTCGCTGTAGTTACCGGTGTCGCCGTAGAACGCGCAGTCGGTAGCGATCTGAATAATGCGGAATTCGCCATCGGCTCTAAGGAAGTGCGGGAACTCTGAGTTCAGTCGCCTCATGTCGTTGAGGTCGTAATTCTTTTGAGGGATTGCGCCTATGCAATTCACTACGTAATCCTCATGCGTAAGTCCGTACCTGGCTACTGAGTCCGGTGCGGTGTAATCGGTTCGTGATGGTGCGATTACGTTCAAGCCTTCTAATGCTTTGACGACTCGATGCCCTAGCATCCCCTAGAACCAGAATCTTCATAGCAAACCTAAGTCCTTTGCTAGTTCGTGCACCTGCGCCGAACCTCGCGCCTTTACGGATGGGTTTTGTTGCCCTCCGCTCATTGTCAGTCTGTCAGCTCCGGTGTCAAAGATGATTCTCTCGGTCGGTGAGTTGAACGGACGCACGATGCCCTTAGCAACCGCCTTGACCATTAGTGCCCAGTCTGGGTATTGGAAGTTGTAGTCGAATCCGCCTGCCTCGAGGTAGAGGTCTTTCCTCATTGGTTCTGCGCCTGGCATTGTGAAGCGGTGCGGAATCATGCCGGCATCCCAGTAGCCTCGCCAGACGTGTCCGGTTTGTTTGACGACTAGCGAATCGATAAGCAGGTTGTAGCCTTCGCGGTCGGCCTGATCGATAGTGTCTAGGGCTGCGGGCAAGAACACGTCATCGACGTTGCAGATTGCTATCCAGTCACCGGTGCTCTGCCTTATTGCGTAATCCCATAGTCGGTAGTCCTTTGGCTTGAGCCAGTGCGTTTGTATCGGGATGTCGGTCTTTAGATTATGTAAACCTTTGTTTTGTTCGTCAGTCACCAAAACAATCTCGTCAGGTTGTCGGTTGAGTCCGTGAACGCCATCGAGCCAGCGATCTAGGAACTCGCCGTAGCCTTCTCCCCAGATTGCGAGCGGCAGACTAATTCGCGTCAAACTTCTCTTTCCAGAATGGCAGCCAATACTTATCCCAGACCTTATCCACGTCAAACTC